GCGCAAATCGTTGAGATATCTATAAAAAAGACCGCCACAAGTGGGCGGTCAAAGAAAATTTAGAGGGATGAAAAACATCCCTTATACAGGTTATTAGTAATTACCCGTTGTTGTCAGAAGAAGACGGTTTAGAATCGGCAGATGGGGTCGGCTGAGGGGTTGGCTCAGGAGCTTTAGGCTCTTCAGGAGCAATAAAACCAAGGTCTTCAAGTTTACTTCTCTGTTCAGGATCATTAAGCGCCTGAAGGAATTCCGCAGGGGAATTGCTAAAAGACGCACGAATGTGCGATGGCAAACTTTCAAAGTACTCTGTGGCACGAGCGACAGAATTCTGCGCAGTCTGAAAATCTGTGACGTCAGAAAAGTCACCGAACTGAATTGGACGCTTCGGTGAAAAAGGATCAGTCAAAAAACCTGTCTCGGCATACTTTTGCAAAATATTATCGATCATCGTCTCATCTTTAAAATGCTGTTGCGTCATCGACGGTTCAGTAAAGACGATGCCTTCAGCAGTGGCATTTGTGTGATTAATTTTGAACTTCATATAAGCTCCACATAAAAAAGTCCTCACACTACGCAAGGACTGATTAGAAGAATCTCCGTGTTGCGGCCGCGTCTGAACTTAGACTTCGGCCTTAGCAGGCGCGGCCGCTTTGGGGTCCTCAATCGTAGATACGAAAGCAGTCGCGGCGGCAATCTGTGTCGGAGCAGAGGCTACAAGCTCTCCAGTCTCATCAGAGTACTGACCGATCTCATAAAGAAAGAAATCGTCGGGATGCTGACCAACGGTAGTGCGACTATCACGAACGAGATCAGAGAAAGACCGAGATGCATCAGCGGCAGAACGACTAAAGAACGGCGTATTAAAAACCTGAAGTTTCGAATCGAAAACGGAAAAAACTTTAAGGATCATGATTGATTCTCTTCCATAACGCGTCTGAGTTTAGCGGCTTTCAGTTCTTGGACGCGTTCACGAACTAAAAGACGATGAGGTGAAGTCTCGCCAGTATCTTCAAAATCACGTCCTCGTTTTTCGCGAAGACGCTTAATCTCTTCATAACGAACAATATCAGAACGCTCCAACAACTTATCAAAATAAGCTGGAGGATTCATCATAATCTTCTCGCTAAGAATAAGTCGATCATTAGTATAAATATCAGTCATATACTTTTCACAAAAGTCATGACCAATGCCAGGCTTAAGCGAGCAATGACAAAATTCAGCAACCTTACCGTCGTAATGCTCAAGCTTTAAAGGACCTGTAATTTTCTTCGTAACATAACGAGCAACGTAAGCGGCAGTCTCAAAATTAACTGAACCAATCGAACTAAAGCCATAGGGCCAAAGTTTCTCAAGCGTACAACTACGATATAAGTTACTGCCTCGACGGATCGACCAGAGCTGTTTATCTACAAAAGTAACGCCAAAAATGATGGCGTGATAGTGAGGACGACCAAGCTTATCGCCATACTCACCACACATGAAAAAGCGAAGCTGTTGACCAAAACGGCTCATGAAGTATTTACGCATGCGCTTCATGAACAGCTGAAAATGCTCGTAATGAAGTGAGCCATCGGCAGGCAAATGAGCATCATCATAAGTCAGCGTAAGAAACATGTTGTTCTTATGTGACTTAGCTTCAACAACACATCGAGCGGCCCATTCACGAGACTTAGAAAGCCTGCAACCAATACATTGGCCGCAAGGAATTTTGAACTCAGAAAAAGGAATAGCCTTCAACGGATCGAAAGTCACAGCATTACGCTGACCATCATTAGTCTTCTGACCAGCAAGACGATAAGCAGTTATCGGGTGAAAGCAAGGCATTTTTCTAAGCAAGCAATATGAAGCTCACGCAAAATCGTCTCACGAGAAGAACGAGAGCGAACCTGAAATGAGCAAAGAGCGACCCAAGGACGGTCGCGATAAAGCGTCCAAGTCACCAACTTGCGACGACCAACATAGCTTTCTTCACCAGGGATAAGCCAGCAGACACCAAAGTCTTTAAGAGTAAGCCGAAAAGCCGCAGTAGCCATAGCGCAGTTCCAAATGAAATTGAGATGTTCAAAATGATAACTATGACGACCGCGGCAGGTAAATAGGGTTAACGCTTAAATGCGAAAACCGCCACGCATGGGCGTAGCACGAGTATTCAAAGTCTTCGTGCGTGATGCACCTTTACGGAAAATACGCTTAGATGCCTTACGAGAAAGCTTATGACGACGACGAGACATATAAACCTCACTTTTTAAAAAGTTTCTTAACGGCCTTAAAGGCTTCCCAAATTGCCGAACCAGAATTCAGCAAAACATTAACAAACTTAAGGATCGTATCTATCATTTTGCAAGACGAGCAGCGCCAACAGCAGAGTTGACAACTGGAGCGGATGTGCCAAACGGATTCAAAAGTTGCATCCATTGGCCAAAAGACCAAGCGCCAGAGTGGTCTTTCATATAATCAAAGACCATCTTATGCCTTTCAGCCTCTAGCGCAGAATTAGCAGTCCTAAGCTTCTCTTGAGCCCATTGCTCTTTCAAAATGTTATTCGTAAGAGCTTGAGTAGCTACAGCCTCTAAAGAACGATCGGTTTCAAAAGCAACGCGTTTCTCTTCAGTTCGATTCAAAGAAGCTTGGCTCTCAGCTTGACGAGCAGCAGATTCAGCTTGAATAGCAGAAGAAGTACTCTGCTGTGTCTGAGCTTTGATCAACTCTTCCTGCGATTTGCCAAGAGATGCCTCAACAGCCTTAGCAGCCGCACCAGAGACATCAGGAGCTTCAATAATAGGAGCATTACCAGGAGTACCAGAACCTCCTGTTGCGGAAAGAATTGGATTAAGACCTGCTTTACGCAAGTCATTAACTTCCCACTGATGCCGATTCTGCATTACCTCTTTCTGGTGCTTCCACGAAAAATAAGCACTAACAGCAGAGGCACCTAAATTAGCGGCTCCGCCAGCTAAAGAAGCCCAATCAAATGCCATATCACTGTCCTAAAGCAAAAATAACAACAGTACCAACAACAGCAAGCCAAATAACTAAAGCCATAACAACTCCTTAGAAATGGTCAACGAGGCCAGGCACTGAATACACAGGCATCGGACGAGCGCACTTCAAACGAATATACGAATCAAACAAAAATTGCGGCTCATCCTGAACAGCGACTACACGCTCAACAGGCGGATTATCTTGAATAAATTGAGACGAAAGCGTTGGCAAAGAGCTGAACTTCTGCGATAAATGCCAACTATCCAGCGGCTGCGGATCGGTCGAGCGGAACTTACCAGTAATCTGGCCAGGGTAATAGCGATACTCTGCATAACGCTCTTGATAACCAAAAACCTTATCGTCGTCAGCAGTACCTTGCGCGTAAATCTCTTTATTGAGAACAGCTTGTTCGCCAAGATGAGCAAGCACAGGCCAATAAAAATCAAAACGGCCTTGGCGCGACCACATACGATTAAGGCCTTGCTGGTAAGTCAAATCAGCACGAACATTCACAAAGCCAAAAACATAACCATGTTCGACAAAAGACTTCGAGAAGCCATGGAACGAATCTGAGACAACGCCAAAAGCGGCCAAATTACCCTGAGGCGTTATGTCATTCGTAGAAGATGTCTGCTGCACAGGATTGATCGAAATACGAGCAGACGAACCGCCAAGATACTCAGGACGCTGGAGACGTGCATCAGGCGAAATTACGCCGAAGTGAGAACGCAAGATCTCTGTATAACGCGTACCTCCGCGTGCATCACGTTCATAGAGCTTTTGGATCTGGAAAGCTTGACGAAGGTCGTTGATGGAAATCGGAGTAGCACCAGACAAATCAGCAGACAAATTGTTAGCTAAAACTAAACCACGACCAGCATAAAAAGAAATTTTTCCTGGATCCGAAGGATCAGTTGCAGTAATACTCAAAGGAATGGTTTTAGGAACTAAATTCCATCGCTGATCCTTCGTACCTAAAGAAACAGAATCAGTAAAAGAAATAGGATAAGAGGTAGACCAATTATTAACGGAACCAAGGCTGTTATCAGAATGATACGAACCGTACTGAGCCGCCAAACTAACATCGCCAGAGACCTTCGCAGTGCCACCAAGCGAAATCTCCACGCCAGGTCCTTTCTGCGGCCACGGCAAGCATGACGTGAAGTAATCATGACGCTTACCACGACGAACCAAACTGTAGTCAGAAAGGTTGTCTGGACCATCGCCAGTCGGAACTTTCAAAGATTCTTGAAGATTCTCGTCTCTAAACCACTCATTGAAAATCAAATTGTAAGCGCGAAAAGGAAGTGCATTTACTTTCAAAGCTTCATTGACATTCGTCGGAAGACCAAAATAATCCCAAAGCGTTTGATTCTGAACATTTGTTCCAGAAACCGTCGGAATTAAAAAATCCGTGGAATCCGTAGGATTCTTCTGCTCACCATTAAATTTCTGCCAGTTATCCCAAACGAGACGATTAGGAACAAAGAAGAAGAAAGTCTCCAAATAAAGATTGTCCATGAAAGGGACGATCGGCGTAGCCAAACGAGCAAACAAAGTAGCTGTCAGCTTAAAGCTATCGCCAGGAAGTACTTCATCAACATAAAAAGGTACAAGATAACCAGAATTGAAAGTTGTCTTATAACCATGAGAACGGTCAAAAACAGACCGAGGAATTTGAGTAGAAGGAATCTGAGAAAACAGATGCTGAGTAGAGCGATTAACAGAAGACATGTACTTATCCAATAGCTATAGATAAAAAAAAAGGCGACTGAAAAGTTCTTCCGAACAAGTTCTCTAATCAGTCGCCTTACGGTCCTAAAGCAAAGGCTCCAAGCTTCATCACCGTAGGGCAAAGCATATACCACAAGTCAAAGAAAAAGCAAACATTCGAGCAGTGCGTTGGGTACCCGCACGTGCATCGAGGTGTCACCGGAACCAGTTACATCAAGTAAGTAACTGGTTC